GCCTTGGTGCGGGCCTCCTTGGCCTTGTAGCGGGCGGCATCCTTCGCCAGCGGGTGTCCCAACAGTTCGAATGCTGGCCAGTCGATTCCCTTGTCGAAATAGGTCGTCATGCGCGTGGCGAGGGCGGCGCGGTCTATGTCAATCAGGGCGCCGCCGCGCTTTTCCATCAGTCCGTTGATCGGCTCGAGGACAGCCAGATCGGGCAACCTCGGCCAAGCTAGATAGGTGCTGCCCACGTCGCGCGGCCGGAACGACAGCCGGTTCCACGGTTGCGGGTCGGCAACCTCATACTGGTCATCGAAAGGTGTAACCGCGAGGCTGTCGAGTAGCTGCTGCCTGCGTACCGCCGCCCTGCCAGCGTCGATGTCGTCGCGATAGCGCACAAGCTTCGGCTCGTCGGTCTTGCCGGTCTTGATCGCAAGGCTGACGACCACTCCTTGTCGAATGCCCGGCGAAAATCCGGGCATGGCGAAAATCGTCTCGCTTGTCGTGCCATCTGGGGCGTACTCGGTTTTGTTCCGGTCACCGTGCATGTTCTCGACCCAGAACTTGTCGAAGCTCTGAAGCAGGTGCTCGCGCATCACCACGTAGGAGGGCTCTCGCGTCCACGAGTAGTTCGAGATGTATGAGACGACACCTCGGCCGGTCGCTCCGATCCGACGTTCCGCAATTCGGAAGAAGCGAACATACAGATCATCCAGATTGAACTTCTTGATCTTCCACTTGGTGATCAGTCCGTCCTTGTACGGCTCTACCAGCCCTGCTTCCTCCTCCGGACTGGTCCCAGCAAACGCGTTGTAGGGCGGATTGCCGATGACCACGAGGATGGGCACATCGCGTTTCACATGCTCGGCCTGGTCGCGCTCCTGTTCCAGTTCGGGGAACAGAGGCAACGTTGCTTTGGGCCCCGCGGGCGGCTCCCATCCGGTCAGCGCGTTCGTCAGGTAGATGGCCGGTCGCTCGCCCTTTGCCGGGTCAACGGGCGCGCCCAACCCGGCGAGCAGGTTGCCCACCTGCCAGTGCGCGATGACAAAGGGGGCCGACATGATCTCGAAGCCGAACACGCGCTCGCGGGCCGCTTCCTGAACATCCTGACCGATCAGCGCGTCCTCGCCCTTGGCGCGGAGCGTCTCCTCGATCTTTCGCAGCACCTCGACGACATAGGCGCCGGTGCCGCAGCAGGGATCGAGGACGTAGACATTCTTGTCAGCCAGCCCGTCTGCGATGCCGAGCTCGGTACGCAGAACGGTGTCCACCCGCTCGACCATGTAGCGGACGATCTCGCGGGGCGTGTACCAGACCCCCATCTCCTTGCGCAGATCGGGGTCGAACGCCTCGAGGAACGGCTCGTAGAAGTGCTGGACCGCCTCGCCGCTGTCGAAGGTCTTGAAGAAGGCAGTTCGGTCGACGCGGTTCAGCGCCTCGCCGGTTCGGTCGAGAACGCCCATCAATCCGAGCGGGGCGAGGCGGCTCGGCTTGGCTACCTCCTCGAACAGCGAGCGGATCATCGGCACGGTCATGATGTAGCCCGCCGACTTCCAGTCGAACTTGCCCGAGCCGCCGCCCCTGGCCCAGATCACCCAAGCGGAGAAGACGCCATAGAACAGCGTCTGGACGAGGGTGGACCGGAAGAAGTGCTCACCCTTCTCGCCCTCGAACTTGATGCCGAGCGCGGTTTCGAGAGCGGTGCGCAGCGGCGCGAGCGTCTTCCCGTCCTTTTCCTCCAGCGTCGCCAGCGCATCGCGCGCATAGGACGCAAGGAACCACGCAATGTCCTCGGGCCGCGTCAGAGGCGCGGCGTTCATCATGACGCGCCGCAGGAACTCGCCCAGATGCGTTCCCTGCTCCTTGGCCGATTTCACAGGGTGCGCGGCCATCGACCAGAAGCTCGGCTCGTCCGCTGCCAGACGGAAGAACTCGCGTTCGACCGGCTTCCCTGCGTCATCTTCCCCGATCAGTCGAAACTCGCGGTAGTTGGTGACCAGGACGAGCCGGTATCGATCAAAATACTTCTTGGTTTGGGTCGACAGAGCAGTGCGAGAGGTGGGCTCACTCGGTGCCTTCACCTCGATAACACCGCGCTCTGGGACTTCGCCCTGTCCTGGTTTTGGTTCACCCTTGCTGCACTGCTTCTTGCTGTACAGGCCGAAGTCAGGGTGCCCGACACCGTGGCTGCGCAGCTGCCCGTTGCAGATTACCTTCGGGTCGAGAAGATTGCCCAGCTCGTTCAGCAGGTTCTCCAAGGCCGAGTAGTATGACGTCTCGCTGGTGGCGCCGCCCGTGCTGCGGATCTCGGCCATGCGCTGGAAATAGGTACGAACAGCAGTTTCAACGGGTGTCACTATCTTCTCTCCAAATCGGCGCGGCCTTTCGTACTCAATCGTATCACGAGCGAATCTATCCGTGGTCTGAGTGATTTGCGAGCCTTTTCAATGATTCCCAAACGTTCTGAATAGGCATCTGACCTCGGCCGCGCGATTCTCCTGCCCATGCGGACCTTCCTCCATCGCCTTCTCGGCCTCGCGCGCGCTCGCGGCTTCGACGCTGCGGGTGGCGGGCGGCGTTGGGAGGGAGCGCGGACGGTCGACGGGCTGAACGCGGCGATCCTCGCGGGCGCGACCACGGCGGCACGGCGGGCCGGGTGGTATGCTCGGAACAACCCCTGGGTCGCGGCGGCGGTGGACAGCCTGGTCGGCAATGTCGTCGGCGCCGGGATCAAGCCGCAATCCACCCATCCCGACCGGGCGGTGCGCGAGCGGCTGCAGGCGCTCTGGCTGCGCTGGACCGATCACGCCGCCCCGGACGGGCTCGCGGATTTCTACGGGCTGCAGGCCATGGCGGTGCGCGCGATGGTCGAGAGCGGCGAGAGCTTCGCCCGGCTGCGCGTTGCGAGCGACGCCGCCAGCATCCCCCTGCACCTCGAGCTTCTGGATCGCGAGCAGGTTCCCATGGACCTGCACCGCGAGATCGGCGGCGGGGCGCGGATCCGCGCGGGCATCGAGTTCGATGCTGCCGGTCGCCGGGTCGCCTACCGGGTCTTGTCCTCCCGCCTAGGCGATCCTTTGGGGTCTCTCCGCATGGACCCGCTCCGCGTCCCCGCCGCCGATTGTCTGCACCTGTTCAAACCGCTCGCCGCCGGTCAGCTGCGCGGCATCACCTGGCTCGCGCCGGTGCTGCTACGGCTGCACGAGCTCGACCAGTTCGAGGACGCGGCCCTCGTGAAGGCCAAGGTGGCGGCGCTGTTCACCGGCTTCATCACCGATCCCGACGGCACGGCGGGCGGGCTCTCGGGCGCCAATACCGGCGGTGCGCTGACCGTGGGCATGGAGCCCGGCAGCCTGATCCCCCTGCCGCCCGGCACCGACATCCGGTTTTCCAACCCGACCGAGCACGACGCCTACGCGCCCTTCGTGAAGAACCACCTGCGCGCCGTCGCAGCAGGGCTCGGCCTGCCCTACGAGCTGGTCTCGGGCGACCTGGAGGGCGTCACCTATTCCTCGATCCGCGCGGGGCTCATCGAGTTCCGCCGCCGCGTCGAGCAGCTTCAGCACAACGTGGTGGTGCATCTGTTCTGCCGCCCGGTCTGGGAGCGGTTCGTGCGGCTTGCCGTGCTGAGCGGCGAGCTGCCCGCGCGGGACTTCGACCGGAACCCCGAGGCCTACCTCGGCTGCGAATGGCTGCCGCCGAAGTTCGACTACGTCGACCCCAAGAAGGACGTGGAGGCAGAGATCCTCGCGATCGGCGCGGGGCTCAAGAGCCGCAGCCAGGCGATCTCGGAGCGCGGCTACGACGCCGAACAGGTGGATGCCGAGATCGCGGCCGACCAAGCGCGCGCAGACGGGCTGGGGCTGGCCTTCGGCCAGACGACGGCGCCGCAGCAGAAGGAGGCCGCCGATGGCTGACACAATGGAACTGCTCACCCGCCGCGCAACATTGGCGCCCGCCACCGCCGATCCGGAGGCGCGCACCGTCGAGGTGATCTGGTCCACCGGCGCGCCTGTGCGCCGCCGCGACATGGCCGGGCAATACATCGAGCGACTGAGCCTCGCGCCCGACGCCGTGGACCTGTCGCGGCTGGAGGGCGCATCGGTGCTCGACGCACACCGCCAGACTGCCGTGCGCGATGTGCTGGGCTCCGTGCGCAGCGCGGCCGTCGACGGGAAGCGTGGCACGGCCTTAATCCGGTTCTCGGCGCGGCCCGAGGTGGAGCCGGTCTGGCAGGACGTGCTGGCGGGCATCCTGCGCCACGTCTCGGTCGGCTACTCCGTAGAGGACTGGGCCGAGACCACTGAGAACGGCGCGCGCGTGCTGACCGCGGTGCGCTGGACGCCCCACGAGATTTCCCTGGTGCCGACGCCCGCCGATCCCGGCGCCCACATTCGCATGGAGACAGAGATGACAGACACGACCACCACTTCGGCCCCGCCCGAGGCGCAGACCACCGAGACCCGCGCCGAGGCGAACGCCGAGATCCGCTCCATCGCCCGCATCGCCGGGCTGGACCAGTCCTGGATCGACGGCCAGATCGACGGAGGAGCCGATCCCGACACCGCCCGCCGCGCCGCCTTCG